TGCACATGGTTGTAATTGATGTTGACGGAAAAATTACTGGTGAGATTGGAAGAGTAATCGAAGCTTATGGCTTCATGTCTCTTGCAAAAGATGGTAAAGATGACTATAAGAATCCAACTTATTATGTAAACCGAGTAAACAATGCTTCTACTTGGATTCGTTGGTCAAATCATTTGTTACCAAATATCAACACAAACTGGGGAGCAAAATCACTTGGCACCGTGTTCAAGACATACAACAAGAATTCCGGAATGTCTGGTGTTTCTCCGAGTGCAAGAACATTTACATTTGGTTCCGATGGAAATCAAGTTGAAAATGAAGATATGTTCAAAGCAATTGAAATTTTCAAATCAAAGGAACTTTGGGAACTCGATTTCTTCTTGACAGGCTGGACAAATTCTGATATTGATTATCATATCACAATTTCAAAAATGATTCAAGCCGCAGAAGAGAGAAAAGATTGTGTGGTTTGTGTCTCCGGTCAATTCAATCGCATCATTCTTGGTAAATCAGATACAGATGCCATGACAAGCGAAATGATTGCCTGGAGAGGTGGAATTCTTGATAGCTCCTATGCAATCATGGATGGAAACTTCAAGTATCAATATGATCCATACAATGATACATATCGCTGGGTCACCTTGTCTGGAGACGTTGCCGGTCTGATGGCAAGAACCGATGCAGAATACAAGCCTTGGTTCTCACCAGCTGGACATAATCGTGGCCAAATCAAGAATGTTGTCAAACTTGCTTTCAGTCCAACTCAATCACAACGTGACGCAATGTATTTGGATCAAATCAATCCAGTCATTACTGTTCGTGGTGAAGGAACTCTGCTGTATGGTGATAAGACAATGCAAAGAATTGCAAGTGCATTCGATCGAATCAACGTAAGAAGACTGTTCATTTCAATGAAAGATTTCGTTGTTGGACAAGCAAGACTCAAGTTGTTTGAATTCAACACGCCAGCAACTCGAGCGCAATTCCGTCGAGAGATTGAAAATTATTTGACACTTGTTCAAACACAACAAGGTCTTTCTGACTATCGTGTAATTTGTGATGAAACAAACAATACAAATGATTTGATTGAACAAAATCGTTTTGTAGCTGATATCTACGTGAAACCAAATTATGTAATCAACTTCATCAAGTTGAATTTCACTGCTGTTGGACAGACAGTTGAATTTTCTGATTTGGGCGTATAAATAGAAACAAAAACAACATTGTTACAAGGAGCTTTTTATGGGTATCAGCGTAACCTCATTACGAAATAAAATGGCAAAAGGAGGGGCAAGACCGTCCCTCTTTTATGCAAAAATTAGTTTTCCTACAAAAATGGTCGGAAGAATTCCTGGACTTTCAACAAGCCCGAATGGAATGGAACTGGATGAAAATTCAATTTCTTTCTTCATGAAGGCAGCTTCAATTCCAGAAAGCACATTGACGCCTCAGTCAATCATGTTTCTTGGAAGAGAAATGAAAGTTCCTTCGATCGATCGAAAGTTTGGACAATTTCAAACAACAATCATCAACGATGAAGACTTTCGCATTCGCCACTTTTTTGAATCCTGGATTGAATTGTTAGCACCAGGTGCGGCAATCTTTGAAGCAGAATCTGGATTTGGTGACAATGCCTCCGACCAAGTCTTCGGACAACTTGAAGTCCATCAAATGCAAAAAGATGGTAAAGTTTCTGAGTCTGGTGTTGATAGTGCAAAATATATGGGTTCTTATTACTTCAAGGATGCCTTTCCAACTACAGTCGATCAAATCGCCTTGAGTTGGGATACTGCGGATGGAATCGAAGAATTTGGTGTTACATTCGATTATCAGTATTGGGTAAAGAAGACAAGCGAAGATCCAAATGGAAACAATCCATTCACTGCATCAAAGAACGAAGAAATGAAAAGCTGGGTGGAGAGCGAAACCGCATAATCAAAGAAATATTTTTGATTGAAGAAACCCACACCTTCTACGGTGTGGGTTTTTTTGTTTCTTGTGAAATATACAAATGATAAATAAATCATAGTATAATTTTATTCATTTAGAAAAGGAACTTATTTTATGGCTACATTATTTGGTTGGAAATTTGAAGATCCAAAGAAAGAAGAAAAAGAAGAACTCCAAACCTTCAGCACACCGGAAGCGGATGATGGTGCATCTTACACCGCAACCTCTGGCGTTTTCGGAACATTTCTTCCTTCGGACTCAGGTTTTCACAATGAATTTGACCTCATTGCAAGATATCGCTCGATGGTCATGCATCCCGAATGTGAACTAGCAGTTGACGAAATTGTCAATGAATCAATTGTCTCTGGAAGAAAAAACTCCTCAGTCAGCATTGAACTTGACTACCTTGAAGATATCTCTGAAATGCTCAAGGAACGAATTCGCAATGAATTCGATTATCTCCTCGAAAAACTCAATTTCAAATATAACGGATATGAAATCTTTCGAAGATGGTTTGTTGATGGAAGATTATACTATCATGTAATCATCGATCAGAATAACACGCAAAAAGGAATTGTTGAGCTTCGAACATTAGATCCTTTCAAAATCAAAAAGATTCGTGAGAAGAAAGAGAACGAACAAAAAATTCAAATTGGTCAAGATGAACTAATTATCAACCAACAATATCATGAATACTTTCTTTATTCAGATACTGGAATTGATCCAGGAAAGAATGCGTCAACACTACACGATTCGGGTAATCAAAAGAATGTTCTCAAGATTGCACCAGAAACAATTGCATACGTCAACAGCGGGCTTCTTGATGAAAGAAGAACTAGTGTAATTTCTTATCTACATAAAGCATTTCGTGCTTTGAATCAAGTTCGTATGTTAGAAGATGCTTCGATCATCTATCGCCTGAGCCGTGCACCATCAAGAAGAGTGTTTTATGTGGATGTTGGAAATCTACCAAAGGCAAAGGCAGAACAATATATGTATTCGCTGATGAATCAATACCGCAACAAGATGGTTTATGATTCAAAGACAGGAACAATGAAAGATGACCGCAAGTTTCAGACAATGCTTGAAGACTATTGGATGCCCAGGAGAAATGGTTGTTTTGATTTATCGACAAAAATTTCTCTGTTAGATGGTAGGAATGTTGAACTTGGACAATTGATTGTTGAACATAAAGCAGGAAAAGAAAACTGGACCTATTCTGTAGATCAAAAGGGTCATGTGGTTCCTGGTTTGATTTCTTGGGCAGGCGTCACAAGAAACGATGCTGAAGTGTTGGATGTTCATCTCGATAATGGAGAAATCATCACTGCAACTCCAGACCACAAATTCATTCTTCGTAATGGTGAAAGAATCGAAGCTTCAAATTTGACAGAAGGTTCTTCATTGATGCCATTCAACACAAAAAGAAAAGCGGTGAGTCCGAACAATCAGACAAAGGAATACCTACAAGTTCAACACAATGATACTGAGAAATATGAATTTGTTCATCGAGCCGTCAGTGAATTCATAAATCGACCTCAAGAAAAAACAGAAGTGATTCATCATATTGACTTGGACCGTTTCAATAATACACCAAGCAATTTGAAAATTATGGATCGAAATGAACATATTGAATTGCATTCTAAGTTAGGTAAGAAAAATTGGGAAGTTGCTGATGTGAAAAAATGTAAGAAAAATCTTTCAATTTCAGGAAAAGCATTTTTTCAGACAAAGGCAGGTGAAAAAAGACGAAAGGAAATTTCTGCTTTCAATCAAACTTGTGAAGCAGTTTGGAAAGGCCTAGAACTTGGTCGTGAGATTGTTCGCCAAATGAGAGCAGATGATCGAAAAGTTATGACCAATGAAGAGTGGTTGAACAAATGGTATCCAAAAAGAGCAACACAAGGGGCAAATGGCTCAAAGGCAGCAGCAGAGAAACTTGCCTGGTTGAAAGAAAATGATGTTGAGCAATACCAAAAAGAATGTGCAAAGCATGATTCTGGTTCAAAGCAAAGAGCATTTGAAAAATATTATAAGTCTGTTCAACTTTCAAAAATCATTGAAATTGTTCGTCAAGAGATTGTTGCTAATTCAAGAGTTTCAAATCAACACTTGATCACTGCAATTCAAAAACAGTATCCTCAACTATCTCTTGGAACAGTTAGAAAATTCATTTCTTCACATGGTTACAATTCAATCTCAGAATTGATAGTTCGTAATTGTGATGAGAGTTTGATTGTTCAGAAGAGAAAAGAAAAAGCTGCCATTGCTCAAAATCATACAGTTGTCAAAGTTGTTCGTCGAACGGACCGTATGGATGTTGGAACATTGACAATTGATGGTGAACATCAATATCACGATTATCACAATTTTGCTCTCTCTTCTGGTATTTTTGTGATGAATTCGGCAACAACAGAGATCGACACCATTCAAGGTAGTGAGGCAAACTTCACACAACTTGATGAACTCGAATACTTTCAACGACAACTCTTTCGTTCACTCAATGTTCCAATTTCACGAATGCAACCAGAGAGTGGCTTTTCTTTA